TTTTTGTCATAATATGAATAAGAAGTTGTGCTTGTTAAACCAGAAACAATTTGTCCAATAATTAATTTATTATTATTTGTTAAATTTAATTTAGAAAACACACCAGAAATATCTGTTCTTACATTTTTAGATTCATCATTATAATCTCCAGAAGATAAAGCATATGTTGTTCCACTGGGAGCAAGAGCAAATAATTTTATGATGTATGCTAAATCAGATAAATTTGTTGTATTGGAATAATCAATAAAACAACTATTTCCCGCAATTGAAATATTAGGACTGCTAGAAAAAAAACCTTTTGTAAACGCTGGATCTACGGTAGATCCATGTATGGATAAACCATAATTTTGAAAAGATTTTACAGCATTTAACGTATAAGATGGCATTTTATGATGCTATAAATGTAATTACTTGGGTTCCTGTATTTGATATTGAATAGATCTTATCAGTATTTTGAATATCTAAGAACACATTTTCGCCGGGATCTAATGCGTGACCAAATGAAGAACCAAGTAATCCTGATGTATTGCCTATATAAACAAAGTCAGTGTTTGTTGAAAGGGCTTTAATGTTTATTCCTGCCGTGCATGTATAACCCGCTGAGTCCATCTGAACAACAGCAGAAGAAGTCATGCTTTTTCTTCCGGTTTTAAAGGCAGTAGGTCTTCCAACGCCTAATGCAGTAAAATCGGTTCTCAAACCAACAACTTGACCATAAATATTTGTCATGCCGGTCAATATATTGGTATCATTTATGCCTACCGTATTACCAACCGTTACGGCAACTGCGGTTGCTCCTGATAGACCAACAACAGTTACGGTCGAAGGTATTGTTGCGCTTATCGTAGCACCGCTGATATTTACGTTCAAGGCACCATTTGTATAACTTAATGATGCTCCTTTATTATCGACTAAATGGGCGTATATATAAGTTATTCCACCGGGCCCGTGAACAGAAATAGAATCTGTTGTCTTGGAAAGCGGTATTCCACCAGTAATTTCAACTCTAGAACCTGTGTGTGTAGCTACATAAACTGGAGATGCAGTAAGACCGGTTACTGCAACGGTTCCTGATACCGTAACCGGCGTAGATCCACCACCTTCTACTTTAATAGTTCCGGTAAATCCAGAAACTGTAGCAGTAAGCCCGCCCCCGACAGTGACCGGAAGTGGAAAGCTGGAATTTACCATAGTTGCAACGCCATCAACACCGTATGCCAACTTAATCATTTGATAATGGCCTGTAATACCACCACTGCTGACATAATCAGTAGCAATATTTGCAGTTATTCCTGATGTAGAAATTTGTAATGTATCAGATGTTGATCCCATATTGTCCTCTAAATAGTTCTAGAATATTTAGGTGAAATTAATTATTGAGTCTTTCAATTAATATGGTATGATTAATTATGTATATAGATGAATCAGCAAAAGAAAAATTTTCAAATAAAATAATAGATAGAGTTAAATTAACAAAATTATCTTTTATGGATTGTGTTTTAGAGCTTTCTGAAGAAATGGGATTGGACCCAGTAGCAGCGGGAAAACTTTTAACTAAGCCTTTAATAGAAAAAATACAAACAGAAGCTCAGACTTTAAACTTAATTAAAAAATCAAAAAATAAAAAATTACCTATTGACTAACACGATACTGGTATTATATTGATTGTAACTAAGGCCGAGGTAGTTCCTCGGGGAAAGAAACATATGGCAAATTTTTCAGATTTTAAGAAGAAGAGTAAGAACTCAGTCGCATCCCTCACCGAGCGTCTTGACAAGCTCACCTCCAAGGAAAGCTATAAAGATGAGCGTATCTGGAAGCCTGGTATTGACAAGGCTGGCAATGGTTACGCAGTAATTCGGTTTCTGCCGGAAATCAATGGTGAGGATAGCCCATTTGTGGCAGTTTATAGCCACACCTTCAAGGGCAAGGGTGGTTGGTTTTACGAAAACTGCCCCACGACCATTGGTGAAAAGTGCCCCGTGTGTGCGGCAAATACCGAACTTTGGAATAGTGGTATTGAGGATGATAAAAACATTGCGCGAAATCGTAAGCGTAAGTTGACTTATATCTCTAATATTTTGGTCATCGAAGACCCCGCTAACCCGGAGAACAAGGGTAAAAACTTTTTGTATCAGTACGGTACCAAAATCTTCCAGAAGATTCAGAGCCTTGCTCACCCCGAGTATCAAGATGAAGTTGCGGTCGACCCGTTTAACTTCTGGACTGGTGCTGATTTTAAGATCAAGATTCGCAATGTTGGTGGTTATGTAAATTATGATCGTAGCGAATTTGCATCTCCTGCCCCGCTGTTTGGAGGGGACGATAAGAAGCTAGAGGAGCTCTGGAAGAAGCAGTATTCCCTCAAGGAGTTCACTGACAAGAGCCAGTTCAAGAGCTACCAGGAGCTTCAGGAGCGCCTTAAGAAGGCAACTGGCGACGATATCCGTGCGCAGTTCACTGAGTCCAAGAGCATTGAGGATGATGTGAGCGAAACGCTGGTATCGGAAGACGTAGAGGAAAAAGATCCTCTAAAGTACTTCTCCGAAATGGAGAATGATTGAGAAAAGCCCCCGCAAGGGGGCTTTTTTTATGCCCACTTAGGCAATTGCGTTGCTCGGTTGATTCTATCTAAAAAAACCAAATTTGTTGGGGGTATGGTGGGCATTTCATCACTTTGATTTGCATTATATGGGTTTGTATTCGCAACATTAGATATGTATTGGCCCAAATTTTCTAAAACTGGAGAAATTTCTTTTTTCATTACGTTTTTTATTTGTTTTGAAATATCTTCATTTTGATATTGGTTTGTATTTAACGATGCATTAATTAACTGCGAAGATGCCAATATATTTGGTGCGCTATCTACCCCTCTTAAATTTTCTTGTCCACTTAATGATGTACTTGCAATCTGGGGTGCCATTGGTTGAACGGACTCCGAAACTATAGGCATCGGTGAGGATTCTATAGTTGGCGTGTTTAAAGTACTTGGATTTAAGTTTTCATTTTTAAATGGCGTAGGATTGAAGGAGTTTAAATTATATCCTAAAGAAGATTTGTCAAGTTCAATTGGATTAAAGGAATTTGTTTTTGAAAACTCAGATGTAAAACTTGGAAGTCTTATATCAGCATTAGTACGTATAGGCTCGCTGTTGATATCTAAGCTTGGTATTTTTCCACTAAAAGCAGCAGATTCCGCTTTTAAATTTAGTTTTACTTTATCGGATTTCATCTAAGTTGATCCTGAAATTCTCTTTCTTTTTGTCTGTTTAATTGATCTTGATTAAAGTCGATTAATAACTTTATATATATTTCTCTTTCCCACATATACATATTTTCCATGTCATCTATTTTTAAATTTAATTGTTTAATTAAATTAAAATTTGTTTTATAATAATCAACTAAATCAAAATATTTTAATGAAAGGTAAAAAAAGTAAGTGTCCCAGCGACCTCCCCTTCTTTTTCTTTATATTCTATAAAAAGAGTAGGTTCATTTAAAATAAAATTATTTAATTCTTGAATACATTTAATTGGTAAATTATCTAAAATTTCTTTTATATCATTTGATATATATTTTTTTAAATCATATAGTTCATTTTTTATGAATACTTTTTTGATACAAAGTTTTTGATAATTTTCTTCAGAAAATGTTTCTAAATTTAAAATTTCAGATATAGTGGGTGTCTGCAATACTACGGACACATCATCTAAAATATTTACCGTATTTGATTGAATTGTATTTTTTGTTTTTATGTCAGATATGTTTATTTTGCAAGATTCACCGTTTATTATTAAGTTTAAAACTTCATCTATGCTTTTTGATCTTATTTGTAAAAATAAATATTCGGCATCTGCTAAACATAATTGCTCTGGATTTTTTAAATTTGTGTTGTTTTGCAAACATTGTATTAATGCTTTTAATGACAACTTTTTATCATCTTCTTGCAATATTATTGAAATATTTTTTAAATCTTTTACTTTAAATGGTGAATAATTTACTTTTTGTTTGCTAAAAGGTAAAAATGTTTCATAAGTCGGTAAAAAATTTTTAATTTGATTCACTAATTCCATTTTAATCCTTATACTAAAGACATTTTTCTATAATTAAATGTTACTTGATATGTTAAAAACTTATCTGTGCTTGCCATATTAAATTCAAGAGGAAGCGCTTCAATTGGGTATACTTCCGAAAAGTAAAATCTTTTTACTGTATTTCCATTTAAGTCCAATAAGCTGATAAGCATTTGAACATCTTGGACGGCTTCGTCGTAGTATGGTACAGAAAAATTTGTTTGACCTGTTGACGATTGGCCGTAAAGGTAATCAAACCATCTATTAAATAAATCTAACACCCAAGGTCTACCAGTGACTGGCAAAACTGCCATAACACCACCCACAAATCTTGTAGATTTGGGAACCATTCTGCCAAAACCATATCCGCTCAAAGCGTCATAGGTGACATCTGTTGTTCTGCCACCAAAATTTACTGCCCCAGAAAATAATGTTATTAAGCTTCCAGAACCTTGTGGTAGC